ATCACGTTTTTAAAGTAAAGTCAAGCATTATTTTTAATATTTACATAATAAATAAAATTAGACATTAAATGCGAATTATGATAAAATCAACTTTAAAATAATTTAAGAGAGTAAATGGACGAAAAATTAAAAGAAAGATTAATTGAATATAGACAGTTAAATAAAAACTCATCAAGAGCAATTATAAAGGATAAAGAATTAAAATCTGATGTAATTAAGTTCTTTGAAAATTCAGAATTTTCAAATTTGAAATTATCAGAACAAGCCGCAATCATTATTTTTGGATATAAACCAAAATGTTCTTGTGGTAATTCTGTTAAATTTGAATCTAAGAGATTATCCAATTTTCATTCAACATTATTTGGTTCATGGAAGCAATTTTGTTCTACTAAGTGTTCAACTAATTTTCCTGAGATTAGAGAGAAAATCAAACAAACCAATTTAAATAAATTTGGATTTGAAAATCCAGCTAAGAATGAAGAAATAAAGAAAGCAATAAAACAAACCAATTTAGAAAAGTATGGATTTGAATTTGCATTTCAGAATGAAGAGATTAAATCTAAAATTAGACAGTCTAATTTAGAGAAATATGGATTTGAATATCCAACTCAAAGAGAAGAAGTTAGAGAGAAAGTTAGGAAAACTAATTTAAAGAAATTTAGTTTTGAAAATGTATTTCAGAATGAAGAAATAAAGAAAGCAATAAAACAAACTAATTTAGAAAAGTATGGATTTGAATGCTCACTTAAGAATGAAGAAGTTAGGGAAAAATCAAGACAAACCAATTTAGAAAAATATGGGTTTGATAATCCAGCAAAGAATGAAGTAGTTAAATTAAAAATTAGACAAACTAATTTAGAAAGATATGGTTCGACTAATTCTAGTCGAATGGGAATATTCGACAAAAATCCAGAGTTTTGCTCTATACTAGATGATAGTGATTTTGATCAAATTAGATCATATATAACATCTATTGCCGAAAATAGTAATTTAATTTATAGAAGAGACATTGCAAATGTTATTGGATGCTCTACAACAATCATAAATAAATTATTAAATAGAATTGGATTGGCTGACAAATACACCAACCATACAATATCTTATAGTGAAAATGAATTGTTTGAATTTATTTTTGAATTAATTCCAGAAACTACTTCTGTGATTCAATCAAATAGAAGCGTACTTAATGGAAAAGAATTAGATATCTATATTCCAGATCATAATCTAGCCATAGAATTTAATGGAATATACTGGCACAGTGAGTCCAATGGAAAGGACTCTGGTTATCATTTAGATAAAACCAAATCGTGTGAAGCCAAAGGGATTCAACTGTTACATATATTTGAAAACGAATGGAATGATCTAGTAAAAAAAGAAATCTGGAAGTCAATCATAAAATCTAAACTTGGATTAATTTCGGAAAGGATTCCGGCACGGAAATGTGAATTTAAAATCATATCTCCAAAACAGTCAAGAGAATTTCTTGAAGTTAATCATTTGAATGGATTCTGCGGCGCAGAAGTTCATTATGGATTAATCTATAATAATCAAATAGTTAGTGTATTATCCATAGGAAAATCTAGGTTTAATAAAGGTGAATTTGAGATAATTAGATTTGCATCTAAAATCAATACTTTAGTTCAAGGTGGATTTTCAAAGTTACTCAAACATATTGATTCTAAATATAAATTTAATTTAGTGACTTTTGCGGATCGCAGATATTCAAACGGTTCAACTTATAGAAAATATTTTAAATTTGAAACAGAAACTTCACCAAATTGGTATGGGTTTAATAGAAGAAATTCTTGGAAAGAACTAAAACATAGATTTTCTTTTCAGAAACATAAACTTAAAGAACTATTTGGTTCAACATTTGATGAAAATTTAACCGCATATGAAAATATGTTGAATCATGATTTTGATCGAATTTGGGATGCTGGTAATTTTAAATTTAATACATTGATCTAATATGCTGATCAAATAAAAAGGGAACCCGAAGATTCCCTTTAAAATCAAATAAAACTTAATTGATTAAGAAATATTTGTAATTTTGAGTTTACGATAGTAGCTATTAGCATTAGCAGTCAATGCTCCTAATCCAGAAGTAGTACCTTCAGCGAATGGATTTGCAGCCAAACCATAACGTGCTTTAAAGCCAATTTTTTGACCACTCAAAGTATTTGGATCAGTTGCAGTGAACTTTTGCAATGGAATGTATGGGCAATAGAACAAACCACTATCCATAGCATTAGAACCTTTATAACCAACAACTGCAAATTGAGTCGTGCTTTGGTTTGCAGAGAATGGATCAATGTAAACTTTAACATTACCATTCAACATACCAGCAAAGGTACTATTAGCTTCATCAATTTTCAAGTCAGCTTTAAGTGCTGGATTGTAATCTAATTTACCGATGATTGACAATGCACTAGCAACATCACTAGAACAGATCAAGATATTACCACGACCTCTACGAGTTTGTTGTGCAATTGCATTACATTCACGTTCAAGTTGATACAACAAACCTTGGAAGCGTTCAGCAGTATGACGACCATTTGAATCTACATCCAAATTGAAAGTACCAGCTACAGCAGTATTCAACTGTGCGCCAACTTTAGCAATGGTATAGATTGTGCGGATAATTTCACGGTTCATTTCAGCAGTAATTTCTTCAGAAAGAATATTACTCAATTCTGTTTCTGCATTCAAACCATGCAACCGTTTCATATCTTCAGCCATCTCGATTGAGTACTCAGCTTTCAATCCTCTGGTTTTAGCTTCAACAGAGAATTTTTCAATGGTCATTGACATTTCATTGAAAGTAGTACCAGAACCCAATGCTTCACCAGCAGCAGTAGTCATCCCTGTACCAGTTGTATCAGTACCAGAAGTCCAGTTAGATCCAGCATGGGTACCAGTACCAGAGAAATCCGTATCGGCTTCATCAAACAATGCTTCCAAACCAGAATCTTGAGCACCATAACGACTACGCAATGCAAAGATCAATTGAACTGGCAAGTTCATGGCTTGTACACCACAAATATCATATGCCATCAATTGAGGCATAATCCTACGTGCCATTGCCATTAATACTGTGTCATATTTAGCCAAACCAGTACCATCAGCAGCATATGAACCAACTGAGTTTGTTGGAGCAGCTTCAAACAAGCTACCAGAACTACCTAATGACAATTGATTTTCTAGTAATTGAGCAATAACCATTTGTTTATGACTATCAACAATTTTTGGCAATTGTTTGTGGTTAATTACTTTATCCCATTTTTCTAACAAATTTTGTGACATTTTTATTTCCTTTATTTATTTTTAGATTAAAAACTAATTTTGTCCAAGAGGTTAGCTACAGAATCAGCAGGACCAACTAATTTTGGTTCTGATTGTGTTCTAACTTCAGTCTCAACTCTTTTACTTCTATTCTCAGTTAAGACTTGTTCTTTAACCGACCTAGATTTTGTTGTATAAGATTCTTTAAGAGTCTTGACTTTTCTCTCAAATTGATCTATACTTCCAAAATCAACTGACTCAACAAGTTTAATAAACTTTGCTTTGTCTACTTCGGTCATACCAGAAGTTGCTTTGTTAATGATTGATTCGCATTTAAGTTTCTTAGCCTCTTTAAGATTCTTTAAACTTTTTGCTTTATATTCACTAACAGATTCTTCTAGTTGTTTTATTTTTTCTTCTTGAGCTTTTACCAAATCAAACTTTTCCGTAGGAACTTCAATATAATGTTCTTGGAAAAGATTTTTTAATCCATCAATAAATTCTTCGGTCAACTCCGTTTTAACATTTGATTCTAATATGACACTATTTTCTGCAATCCACGTATCAATCGCTTCCGATAAATATCCATCAACTAATGCAGCTTGTTCTTTGATTAAAGATTCTTTCAAATCCTTAACTTGTTTATTAAAACTATTTTTGAGATTTTTCTCTCTAGTTCTAAATTCTTTGATAAACTTTGCTCTAAGTTCTTTAGAATGTTCTGCCAATGCAGCTTCAAAAATAACTTTAGCTTTTTCTTTAAATTCATCCGATAAATCTTCATTCATTGACAATGCATCAGTATGTTTTTTAACATTTTTTACTTCATCATCAATATTATATGAAGAATCTAAATCGTCATCTTCAGCATCATCTTTTTTGAGTTCTGGAGATACTACAACTACTGTAATTTTTTCAGGTTCTTCTTCAGTTTCTTCATCATCTAAATCAGGATTATCTTCTGTAGTTTCATCTGAAGTTAAATCTAATTCATCTTGATCTTCAAGATCATCTTCATTAGCTTCACCTAAATCCTTTTTCATTCTTTTATTGTATACATCAACAGCTATTTTATTTGCTTCTTCTTTAGTTGTTGCTGAACCAATAAATTTATCCATAAACCTTACAACAAATTTTGGTTTACCCGATGATCCATCAAACTCTTGATTTATTTGATACCTTTTATCTAGCTTATTATTAATTTTTGCGAATGCTTCTTCAAGATCATCTTCATTAGCTTCTTTGATAGATAACACATCAGAATAATCTCTCAATGCAAACTTTTGAACTACCTCCGGCAATGCACTAAACTTTATTTTCTTTCCAAGATGTGAACCAACCACGCCTTCTTCATGTCCAGAGTATCCCCTTGGATCTACACCAGAACTCAACATAGGTACAAACCCACGACTATCTTTGTTTTTTAAATCCGATTTATGTATAATTGTAAATCTGTCTATATGTCCACCTTTTTCGGTTGGATCTATATCATATACAATAAACTCAGAATCATAATTAGAATTGGCTTCTGTTACTAAATCTTCATTAGCTTCTGTTACTAAATCTTCATCATTAAGATTTACACTTTCTAATTTTGGATCTGTAAAGAATTCATCTTGATCGCCATCAGAATCTTCTGATGTTTCCTTGCTAATTTCATTAAGTTCGTCATCTTCAAGATACTCATCATCTTCTTGATATTCCGATTCACCATCGGCTAATTCTGCGACAACATTTCCAGCCAAATCTGGATATGCTTTTTCATATGTAGTTACAGCATCTTCAATAGTTTGCGACCAATTTGTAGATGCTAGATAATCCCCAGTTTCTTTATTATATAAATCAATCTTTGGATTTCTATCAGAATAGGCTTCTTCTAGTTCATCCTTACCTTGATCAACTTGTTTTAATGCCTGGATGATTTCATCCCTAGATTCATCCGTAAGATTACCATTAGCATCACATACAATTAATTCTTCTAATCCATTATCTACAGCTTCTACTTCTAATTCATGATCACTGACACTTTCTTTTAAAGTTTTTTTGGAAGAAGATTTAACTTCCTTTTCAATCAATGCTCTGAGTTTACTATCTAATGACATGTGGAATAACTCCTTTATATCTTATTATTTATATTAATTATTTTTTCTATATACGAATCTTGATGTTACTTAGAAAGTCTTTTAGAGCACTCAATTTAGCTTCTTCTAAATTTTTCTTTCCAACAGCACTTCTGATTCGATTTCGGGTAATTTCCACATAATGTCCATCAATATATTCCCATTCTTTGGATTCCATGATATTCTCTACAATAGCTTCTGATACACTTGGTTCAGAGACAATATCAACGGTCGATAATCTAAGATCATCTTGCACCAAAAAGTGATCTTCTTGTTCCATAAGGGAACCTACTGCTCTGGATGAAACTCCTAACTTTAATCCTTCATCCATAAGAATCTTTACTTGCTTACCGCAAGTGGTATTTAAAATTTTAGCTTTACCTATGAAGTTTTTACCTTCCAATCTTAATGTTAAATTTCTATGTGAAATTCTATCTGGATTGACTGAAGGCTCCGAGTTACCAGTCCAAAATGTATTATTTCCATCTCTAGCATAAAATGTAGAATTTTCTACAGTTAAGCAATATACGTAATCATCCCAAGGAACTTCTATTATATTAAGAAATCTATTATCAATATACTTACCTGATGTAGATTTAAAATTACAGAAATATAATGTTCTAGTATTTTCTGAAGATATTAATCTTTCACCGATAAATCTATCTGGATGATTCTCTTCGTGAAAAGATGTCGAATATCCGGCTATAAATGCTAATTGTGATATATCATCCCTGAGTTGTTTTGAAGTAGTAAATGCATCAACTTGACTATATTTAACTCCCAATTCCCCTCGACCATCCCCGAGTATGAATGATTCTAAAAATAATCTAGCTGAGCTTGTATCTGCAATTTTCAATAGATCAACATCAATATACTTTTCATAAGATTTTCCAAATTTAGAAAGGTATTTACTTAATGATTTATCAGTTAACTTAAAATTTATGTGTATGTTATTAAATTCATTTAATCTTGTATACTCTTTCCATTTTAAATCTGGATGTAATGAATTTAAAATTAATCTGATTTTGTCCGCTTTCCAACCAGCATTTTGTGAAATTTGTATATTATAATATCCACCATCTTTATTAAATGTAAAACACCCTTCTGAAAGGTATATACCCATAAAGGCGAAGAAATTATTTTTATCATATTCTCTACCTTCAATAAATATAGTGCTTATATCATTAATCAATTCAGAATTTGGATCTATAGTAACTATTTTATCGTGTGAAAGTTTTCTAGTTTTATATCCATCTAATATATTTTCAGAAGATTCTAATCTCTTTTGATTGGATCTTGAAGCTAATAGAAATTTATGATTTGGTGTAACTTTTGTATAAAAATTTCTACCTGTAATTTCATGCATCAAGCCTGTATATTTTGATATATGGATTTTATTGATAGGCTTAATCTCTATCATATTTGTATTAATATTAAAGGTATAAATCAATTCGCCTTCTACGCAATCTTTAATATACTTCCACCCATCGTAAACTGTAAGTGCTTGAGTTTGTTCATGAAAACAGGAGGGATGGTTAAGTTCTCCGCAAGATGATAGATACTTGGGTTCAATGGATTCTTTGATATATCTATCAACTTCTCGACTCAAAATATCTAATGGATAAATTCTATTATTTCTATTGGGAGTATTTGCTTGTAAGAATATCCCTTCAATGTAATATAACTTTTCTTTAGTTTCCTTATTGGTTTCTATAGAAGGTTCTATTTCATTAAATTTAGTTTCGACCAGTAACTTAGCCATTTAAATGTTTCCATATGAATAATGATCATTACCCCAATTACCCATTTTCTTTAATTTTAAAATTACTGTATCATCTGTAGTTGTAGTGATAACTACATTAGTATCAATCGTTTCTAAAATAGATAGTTCATTTAAATTCCAATGATCTGAACCCCAAAGATTCATCATCAATGTAGTTCCTTTTTTCACAGCAATTCCAGCAGAGGTACTAAAATAAATTTTTTCAATGGATACTGTTGCGCCACTATTGACTTTTTGTGTATCAAATGTTAAAGTTACAGTTGCATTTGTAGCAGTAGCATTAGCACTAAGAGTTATTGCATTCTTATTGATAGATAAGACTGTAGTTCCTCCTGGAATACCAGTTCCAGTAACAGCACCACCGACAATTACACCAACATTATCTGCTCCTGGCTTTATGTTAACTATTGCAGATCCATTTGTGGTAGAGCATGATTTAGTTGTGGTATTAACTAAGCTGGCTAAAGTTACTGTAGATGTACCTGTGCCGACAAATTTAATAACAGATCCAGAATTATTATTTTGAATTACTGAAGTTGCTATGGCTGTCATAATTATTCAGCCCTTTTAAACATATTAGAACCAACTTGAATTTTAAAATCTTCAAGTTTTTCTAGTGCTTTCTTAGAAATTAAATAATTAAATAATTCTTCGGTTTCTATTTTCTTATGTTCTAAAATAGAACTTACTAGGCGTTCTTCTTGAGTGTTCATTTAAATCTTTCCCTTAATTTCTGGATAAATCTGGCAATCTCAAATTCTGATTTTCTATATTCTTATTATTTATATCATCTTCATTTTCAATATCATTTAAATCATTATCTTCCAATGAGTTACCTTCAACTTCTTGATTATCCTGATCTAATCCTTCTTCACCATCTGGGGGAGTAAAATCAAAATTACTAGAACCACCCCCAAAGCCACCATTAAAATCTGATCCATCTTCTTGATTCTCCATATCTTGTTCTGGATTTTCTTCTTTTTCTCTCTTAATTTTTTCCTGTTCTTCTATATACTCATCTTCAGTCATTCCAAGAATAGTTGTAGATAATGTTTCTTTAGAATAATATTGACCTTGAAGATCTTTGGCCTTCCCGAGAATATCTAATCTAGCTTCAAGAACTTCCAATTCTTTCAATTCTGAAAAATGGTTATCTTTGGCAAAATCTATGTTGATATACTCTTCAATCTGATCCCAATCTTCTGGGGATAAAACGCCACTTAAAATGCATTCCACTCTAAGAGCATCTAAAAATATAGTTCCAAATTTCCTACGTAAAGATGAAATGAATTTTGAAAATTTAACTTCATCCCTAGTAATTTCTGTCGCTCTACCAACGTTAAATTGATTTGTAGTATCAATTCGAGAGACTGGTATATTTAATGATTTATATAATTTTTGTCTAAAATAATTAATTGATTCTAATTGTTGAGTTAATTGTGTACCTCCAGCCAACGGTGTTATTTTAGTGCCTTTACCATCCCGCATCGGCATCCAAAAATCTTCAAGCATACTAAAGAATCGTTTAGTTTCTTTTTGCTCTCCAGTTACGGAATCATATGAAGATTTATTTCTATGTTGATCCATTATATTTTTTATATAAGCATCAACTTTAGTAGCTGGTAAATCACCATGTTGGTGTGGTAAACCAAAACCAACGTTGATTCAAGCTGAAATCGTAGTTAAAAGAAACTTAGACCATGATAAGTATGCACTTGTGAGTGTAATAGAAGATAGTTCAAAATCACACCCTTATGTGGTTACTTTGAAATGTAAGGTTCACGATAAAAATTTTACAGTATTGTACATAACATTTCTACGAGCAGGGACAAAAGGTTGCTCAGGGTGTTTATCTGATACAATTAGAAAATCTTGTGGAAAAAGCGATGATGAAGTTATAAACTCTTTCTTCAAGACAGGTAAATTTAAGGACGGTACTATTTTCACACGTAATAAGTCAAAGACAGATCTTAATGGTAGGTTTGTGTATTGGGATTATTATTGCCCTGCTTGTAGTAATGATGAATATGCACAAAATGGGTTATGTACTGGTGTATTTACAGCAACAAGTTCTAACTTGCAATCTGGATGTCTTTCTTGTAGATGCAATGGGAAGCAGTCTAAATGGACACCAGAACAAAGAACTTATCAGATAACCAAATTAGTAGAAAAAGTTGGTGGGAACTTTGAAGGTTGGGTCGGAAAATATGAAAACTCAAATTCAAGATTTAATTGGGTTTGTTCCAAAGGACATTTATGTAACTCTAAATGTGAATGGGCCTTTTATGACTTAAGGTGCTCTACATGCTCTGAATATGGTTTCTCAAAAGATCTACCAGCAAGTTTCTATATTGTCCTTAACTTAATACTAGGAGTTTCCCTGTTTAGGCAGGTTTGCTACACTAATCACTTAATGTAGGGGCTACAATTTAACCCTTGATGGTTGGCCTCAGCTGTATCTTCGTGCTCTAAATGGGTATACTTAATGTTCCCACCACCTGTTCCTTCGAAAATAATTTCCATGTCTTTTTCACGGATTCTTGGATTAAGTGGTCTGAAGAGTTTCTTGCTCTCTGT